GTTCGGCGTCCATTTTTTCGCGCGAGACGATTACAGAAACCGTGCAAATGTGAAGCGGCCACGTTGCACAAGTGCAAGGAGAGCGAATGCCACACACCCGAAGCACCCCCACGGAGCGCCGCGCCTTGGTTGCTGAGCTGATTGCGTCGGGGCGTTGGAACGAGCACGAGGTGCAAAAGCTTGCGGACCGCATGGGGTGCTCCCGTCGCACGCTGTTCAATGACCGCGCCAAGATCACCGAGCGCCGCAAGAGAGCGCCCGACGTGGCCCCCGTCGTGCACCTTGCGCCCCCGGCTCCCGCGCTCCCCGCCCCGTCGATTGACCTCAGCAGCGCAAGCCTCCTTGATGTGTACGGCTGGTTGCTCCAGCGCCTTGCGGCGGAACTGGAAGCCGGGGAAATGCGGGACACCGCACGGGTTGCGGCGTACCGGGAGATCCGATCGGTTGCCGTCGATCTGAACGACCTACGCAACGCGGAGCGTCCCGCGGACGTTGCCACGTCCCCGGAGGAACTGGAGGCCCGGGTGTCCGCGTTGGTGGCTCGCTTGCCCGCTTCCTTGCGACGGTCCATCGGGTGAACCTCGCGGAAGTATCCCAGCATGTTGCGGAGCTGGAGGCTCTGGCGGCGCAAGTCGAGGCGGACCCCGCGCCCTGGATGGCGTGGCTCCCTGGACAACACGCTTTCCTAAGCCATCCAAGCCGAGTCAAGCTGTTTAGAGCCGGAAACCAAAGCCTTGGCAAGACCACCGCGGGGCTATCAGAGGTGCACTTTCGGGCGCTGGGCGGTCACCCGTTTCAAGACGTGGCAGAGCCCCCGATTGAGGCGTGGATCCTATGCGCGTCGTGGTCGCAGTCCTTAGCGATCCAGGCCAAGTATTACGCCATCGCGCGGTCACACTTGATCGCCTCCACACGCTTTGACCCGGTAAACGGGTTTCACGCCAACCGGCCAACCGCCCAATATCGAAACGGCTCTATCGTGCGGTTCAAAACGACCCAACAAAGCGGGCTCGATCTTGCAGGCGCAACGATCGACGTGGCCCTGTTTGACGAGCCCCCGAGTAGTCCGCGGATCTTCGAAGAGGTGCGCAAACGCTTGATCCGCGGCAAGGGTGGCGGGGCCTTGCTGTTGTGTTTGACCCCGATCAATGCGCCTTGCGATTGGTTGAAGGAGCTTGTGGAAGAGGGACAGATTGCCGATATCCACCGCCCGCTAACGCCTAAAGAGCTGATCCCCGTGGGGGAGTCGGAACCCTTGCGGCTCCCGTCCGGTCAGCCGATGGACGCGGCCTGGATCGACGCGCTACGGAGCAACACGATCCCTTATCAAGTGCCCGTGGTGATTGACGGGGAGTGGGAGTGTCGCACCGCGGGGCGGGTGTTCACCCAATGGGATCCCACAACGATGATCACCGACCAACCCCCACACGGCGGGGTCTGGAAGGTGTGCCTTGGGATCGATCACGGTTCCAAGATCGGCAAGGAGGTGGCGCACCTCGTCTATGTGGATGATTCTGGGGACCACGAGCGCCTATACGTGGCCGATACGTACCAAGGCGTTGAAAACGGCACCACAAGCGATGACGCGCGGGGAATCCTCGCCATGCTTGCCCGCAACATGCTTACGTACAAACAGATCGATGACGCATACGGGGACCGGCTCTACCTACGCGGCACGGTGGACCGCAAAAGCAACATTGATCTAATGCGGGAGATCGCCCGCCTTTTGAGCGTGCCTCACCGCTCGCTATCGCCCACAATCCGCACCGTGAAACGCGGCAAGGGGCGCGGACGCGGAAGCGTGGACGCGGGGTGTCGCTACCTCCACCAAGCCATGATTAGGCCCGGGCACTTCTATGTGAACCCGCGGTGTAAGTCCCTGTTAGAAGCCTTGGATAAATGGGATTACACAGAGACACACAAGGACCCCGTGGACGCGTTGCGGTACGCTGTCAATAGATATGTGTTCCGCACATCCCGGGGCCAGCACACACCGCAACGGCTCCATTTGTACTGAGGTTTGTCCATGTTCCCGCGCTACAGCACGACGCCGACGCCGCCCACCCCGCGTGATCCCTACACCGCGGCCCGCTGGGCGGAGAGCGCCCGCCGACGTCGCCAGTTGGACGGGACGTGGCGGGAGGATTTGCGGGAACGGCTGGCCAATCAGTTGGGGTCCGTGCGGGCGTCCGCTTGGGGTCCGATCTCGCTGGCTCTCAATCCGTTTGCCTCCATCATTCGGGAGTTGTCCGTGCTGTACACGCATAGCCCCGAAGTGCTCCACGATGACGTGCCAGAGGCCGCGGTAGCCCTCGCCGCGGAGGCCGCGGGATTGTGGCCGATGATGCAACGGGTGCAACAGTACACGCTGGGCCAGCGGGAATGCTTTGTGCGCGTGGATGTGTCCCCGGTGCTGAACTATCGCCCCGTCTACGTCGATCTTGTGGAGGCCCAAGCCCTCCCCGCCAACCCCGATAAGCCGGTCACGATCAAGGAATACCGCTTGCGGATCGACCCCGACACCCGGGAAGAGGTGTGGACGGTTGATTGCCTAAGCATTGTGGGGGAGCCGTACTACAGGATCCACCGCGCCGAGGGCGACGGCTCGATCGGGGAGGATCTGACCGCGCACTACTTGGGGCGGGAGTTTGAAGCGGACGCCTACCCGTACCGATACAGCGACGGAACCCCGTTTCTCCCCTATACGCTGTTCCATGCGGAGCGATGCGGGGATCGGCTCTTCGATCCGTACAGGCTTGCGGAGCTTGCAGAGGGCTCCCTGGATTGCGGCGTGCTTCACCAGATGTTGATGCACACCTACCGCTCTGCGTCGTGGCCTCAACGCTGGGTTGCCAACTTGGAGCCCGCGGCGATGGACGTAACGGGGGACATTGGCACCCGTCGGGAGATCGTGACCGACCCCGCCACGCTTTTGATCTTGCGTCAGGCCCGAGAGCTGGAGGATGCCGGTCAACCAATGGTTGGCCAGTGGGACGCGGGCGCGGACGTGACCAAGTTGGAGGAAGCCCTCAGCAACATCGTGGCGAGGCTCGCCCAGGAGTCCGGGGTTCCCGCTTCCGATATCCAACGGCTTGGGGGCACGGCTCGATCCGGGGTGGCGATCTCGCTTAACAATGCCGGGAAGCGTGCCGCGCAACGCAACTATAGAGCGGCGTTCCGCGAGGGCGATCAGGAAAACCTAAGCAAAACCGCCGCGCTTTTGAACCGGTCCATGGGGCTTGATCTGCCAGAGAGCGGCTACAAAGTGCTATACCATGAGATCCCGTTGAGCCCGGAAGAACGCGCCGCGCGGCGGATCGACGTGTTCGATCTCATGGATAAGGGTTTGCTATCTCGCGTCAATGGGTACATTCGGCTCAACGAGGGCATGACGCGAGCCCAAGCCCTAACGGCAATCAATGAAATCGACGGCGTGGGCACGGAAGAACCGGCCACCCTGGAGCCGCAAACCAGCGGGGCCAAGATGACCGCGGCTATTGACATCGTGGCCCGCGTCCAAGCGGGAGAGATTCCGCGAGATAGCGCGCTTGGTCTGCTGGTTGCCTTGTACGCCTTCGATGAGCAAATCGCGGACACTATCCTAGCGTCCGCGGGTAGACCCTAATGGAGAGCACCTTGAACACCGACGACACCCCCACGACCCCCACGCCGACCCCCGCCCCCGCGGCCACCCCCGCGCCCGTCACGGAGACGCACGTCCCCTACGAGCGGTTTAGCGAGGTGACCCAGGCCCGCCGGGAGGCAGAGGCCCAGATTGCGGAGCTTCGGAGCCAGTTGGAGCAAGTGGTTCCGATTTTTGACCGCGTGGAAGCCCTTAGCGCCGCTCTTGAAAACGAAAGAACGGAAAGACAGACGGTGGAGGTGTTGGCTCACCACGGGATCGGCAACGCCGAAGTGCGGGAGCTTGTGCGGTGGTGCTATGACCGGCTCCCCGCGGAAGAGCGGCCCAGCTTTTCCGATGCGGTGGCGACGTGGCGTAGCGATCCAGAAGCGGCCCCCGTGGCCTTGCGTCCGCACCTCCACACGCCGACGCCCGCCCCGGCTCCCGCCTATCCGACAATGCCCAACAGCAACGCGGGGGCCTTGCGGCAACCGGAAGCCAACGCGGGGCTTCAGGTCCGCACGGACGCGGGCTCCTTGGATCTGCATCGGCAGCACCGGGACGCCATCCTTCGGTCTATCGGGATCGTTCGGAAGGATTGACGCACTACAGAGCGCGGGGTACAGTTCCGCCACGTAGCCGCCCGGGTCGCCCCCCGTAAAACGCGAATAGGCTAAAGCAAACACAAACCCCCCTTTTGCTTTGGAGCCTATGTAATGGCCACGATCGCTAGTCCGTATAAGTTCAGTTTGATGGACGGAAACCTCCGTCTTGCCGCTATCTTGCACAATGAAGTGAGCTTGCTGCTTGCTGACCGTGCGAGCCTCCGCAATCACGAAGCCATCGTGAATTACGGAGATATCGCGGGCACCGGTTCGGAAACCATCCGTGTTCCGTTGCTGGGTATCGACGGATACGATCTCATGGCCAGCACCAACGAGAACGCGGCTCCGGCTTCCGCCACCGCGCTCACCTACTTGGCCCCGGAAATCACGGTTGCTCGCTACGCCCTGGAGCGTGGCATCACCGATCTGGCGAGCATGACCAACAGCGGCGGCGGGCCGAGCCTGGACATTCTTGTGAATGACTTTGCCGGTGCTTTCGAAATGACCGTGACGAGCCAGATTTGTGCTTTGTTCGGGTCTTTCAGCAATTCTGTCGGATCCGCCACAGTCGATCTTTCTGTGGATGATTTCTTCGCGGCGATCTTCCAGCTTGAGCAGAGCAACGTGACCGGGCGTCCCGTGGCCGTGCTGGCCCCTGTGCAGGTTTCGGACCTTCAAAACAGCATCCGTCAGGAAGGCGGAGCGCTCCAGTACATTCCGGCAACCCAGGCCATGCTGGAGGCCAAGGGCCAAGGATATGTTGGAGAATTCGCGGGCGTTGATATTTTCAAGTCGGACAAGGTTGCTACCAGCACCGGACGACAGGGCGCTATGTTTGTGCGTGGTGCAATTGGCTACGCCGAGGGCCGCATGACCGCGGCTCCAATGCTGGGCTCTCAGGTCCAGGCTAACGGCCCGGTTGTGATCGACGTGGATCGCGAAAACGGAGATACAACCAAGCTTATCGGTAATGCGTATTTTGGTTGTGCCGAGTTGCAAGATAGCATGGGCGTTCTGATTGAGACGGACGCCTAAATACGATTAAATCGTCCCCCCCCCGGGGGGGCGGGCTCTACGGTTTCGGTGCTCTCCGACTGTTTGGTCCGTCCCCCCACCTTTCAAGGAGAGCACACACAATGGCCGTCACCCTGCGACCTACAATCCCCGCCCAGCAATCGATCGGAGGCCCGGCCCAACGTGTCCGGGTCAAGGGCATTAGCCGCCCGATGTTTACCTTTGTGTGGCATCCAAACCGCGGCTATGAGTTGATCGATGGCGTGTTCACCCCGGTGCTAGAGCAGTTCCCACACGCTCCCGGGGTCAACAACGTGAGGAAGAACGGGGATCCCACCTACGCCCTGAGCCGCCAACAGCAGAAAGGGTGGGTGATTGTGCCCCCCACGATGGCGACCCAGGACGATACCCCCGACAACGGCCACGGCTACGTCCGTGCGTGGCCCGGGGACCGCGGCACCCACCATGAACACGCGTGGGTGTCCTATGTTGGCTCCCACGGGCGTTGGAGCCGTCAGATCGATCACAAGGGCTTTGCCGCGTGGCGGGCCAGCCTCGTAGAACGTGGAGCCCTCCCGGCCATTGATGCCGCCGGGATCGAGGCGATCCGCGAAACGCTCCACAAGAGCCGGGACCGCTACGCGGGACGCGCCGACGTGAACCCCTACGCCGCAAGCCGCTTGAAGCAAATCGAGGCGGAGTTGGAAACCTTTGAAGCCGCCGCCGCCGCCGTGCTGAACCCCCGCCGCCGCAAGGTGTCCAAGTGAGCGAGCGGGAACGGACCGAGATCCGGCGTCAGATGGAACGCTTCGAATCCAGGCTACGCCGGGAAGGTATGGAGCCCGAAAAGGCCCGCCGCAAAGCCAGAGAAACCGCTCTCTACGTTGACCGCCGCAAGACGGCTAAGGAGTCTAAATAATGGGCAAGTCTGCCATTGGTCGCAATCTGCTCCGCGCTGATGCGGTGGTTGATTACACCGCGTTGATCGAGGCCGCAGTCACCTCAACGCAAACCCTGTTCAACCTTCCCGCCGGGGCCATTGTTCAAGATTGTTTCGTTGACACGGTGATCCCGTTCAACGATTCCGACGGCACGATCACAAGCGTGACCGTTAAAGTTGGCGTCTCTGGCTCTACTGCGGCGTTTACCAACAACGTCAACATCTTTAGCGGGACCGCGACGGCGGGAAGCCGCGCCTCTGATGTGCCCGCTACGTCAACCAAGCGCGTGTTTTCTTCCGCGGGTGACGTGCTCGGAACCTTTACCGGTGATCAGAACCTTGGCAACGGGAGCGCCACCGCCCTGGAGGCCGGGGTGTGCCGCATTACCGTGCTGTACTACCAGCTCCCGATCGCGGGCGCGTAGCAAGTGCAGGATCAGCTCTACACCCCCCGATTCCCGGGGCCTCGTTTCCTCGTCCGCAACCGTGCGGAGGTTGTAGAGCTGACGGTCTACCGTGACGGGGACAAGGTACACATGACCGGCGTCACCGTGTCCGTCTTTGATGAGACGGGCGCGGCGGTGGTGGACGCGGCAAGCGCACCCGTGAGCGGTAATGTGGCCTCGTACACCATCCCCGCCGCCACCACCAACGGGCGCACGCTGGCCCAAGGTTGGCGGATCGAATGGGTGGCCACGATCAGCGGGGAGGTGTACTACTTCCGCAACGACGCCGCGTTGGTGCGCCGCCAACTGTACCCCGTCGTGACCGATCTGGATCTGTTCCGTCGGGCGTCCAGCCTGAACCCGGCCAGCTCTACCGTGATCACGTCTTTGTCTAATTATCAAGACTATTTAGATGAGGCGTGGGTGGAGATCACCAACCGCCTAATCAACACGGGGCGGCGTCCCAACCTGATCATTAGTCCGTATTCGTTGCGGGACGTGCACCTCTACCTCACGCTTGCCCTCATCTTTGAGGATTTGAGCACCCGGCTCAACGAGGCATACGAACTGCGAGCCCAGGACTACCGCGCCCAATACGAACGGTGCTGGGGTGAGGTGCGGGCCTTGATCGACAGCGACGACAGCGGAGAGGCCGACGACCCCCACCACCGCACCGCGGCTAACCCCACGGTCTGGCTTTCTGGACGGGGCGGCACGTCGTGGCGGTACTGACCCCAAAGCAAGTGCGGGACCGCGTGGACGCGGGCCTAAACGCCGCGGCGGGCTTTCGGCGTAGCCGGTTCACGGGCTACATTTTCGGGTCGGATCCGCGGCAAGTGATGCACGGATCCTATGCCGTGGACGTGCCCGCCACGACGCTCAACACGGGGGCCGTCCAGAGGCAAAAGACCGCGGAGGGCTTGATGTGCAACACGGTTGTCTCGGTCAAGGTTGCGGGCCGATACAGACCGGACGCCCAGCGGGCTGACATGGATACCCTTCTCGATCTGGAAGCGGCGGCGATCGTAGCCGTTGAGGGCGTAAGCCGTACAGACCTTCACATCCTGTTTGAAGCGTCCCGCCGTGAGTTGTCCACGGCGAATGAGTTTGCATTCACCACAATCACTTTTCGGGCGATCCACCGCCTTGCCTTAGCTTAGGAGCAAAAATGGCCTCCACAATTGTAAAGCATTTCACGGACGGCTCGATTGAGTTCGCTGATGGAACCGGGACGCCCGTCACATTGACCCTGCCTTTCAGCCAAGGCGATTTCTCTGTGTCAGGTTTGCAGGAGTCCCAACGCGCTGTAAACGCCTACCAAAGCCGTGGGAGTCTGCACACGGTGCGGAAGGGTGAGAAAACCTTTGTTACTGGCTCGTTCAGCGCGATGCTTGCGGACGTGTCCGACAGCTCCGCGGGCAACGCGATTGACTTCTGTTTGAAGCAAAACGCCTATAGCGGCAACACCACCACGCTTGGCTCTGGCGATTTGTACACCGTAAAGGTAACCCTCACGATTGCCGGCGCTGCTTTGGGTGACGCATCCGATCACACGATTGTGCTGGATGATTGCGCCATTTCCATGGACGTGAGCGAGGGAGAACCCGATACGATTTCCTTCAGCTTCACATCCTATGCTGACCCCGTGATGACCTAAGAATGACCGACAAGGAGAGCACATGGAACACCACAAAATCGGTGAACATTCGATCACTCTGACCACCCCCCGAAGCTTGGCGATCCGTTGGGAAGTTTTCAGCCTTGGAGCACAGAGCAGCTTGCGAGCCAGCGCCGCCGCGTTGGCAATTTGCTGGACCGGCCCCGGCAAGCCTTCCGCGGATCTTGGGCGGCACCAATGGAACGTTGGGCGGTGGGCCGGTTCCGTGCTGGACGAGCTTCTGAAGCGGGGCGTCCCCCTGGAGACGATCGCGGGCGTGGGGGCGTTGGCCTTCAACGTCGTGGCCGACGGCTTGATCACCGAAGAAGAGGTACAAGCGGCGGGAAATGGTTGAAGCGCGGCGGGGCGCTTGATCGCGTTGTGTTTGCGATTTGCCGCGAGTATGGCCAACCCCCGTCCTGGTATCTCCAGCTCCCCCACGAGGAGCGGGTAATGCTGTTGGCCGACTGGAGGATCCGTCACCAACCCAGCAAGCCCAAGAGCACCCAGAGCGGGCGGGCGTTTTGGCTGAGTTCTGATGCCTGAATTTGATATCAAGGTGGATCCCGCCCTGGAAAAGTACGTGGGCCGCTTGCTCCAAATGCCGACGTACAAACCGCTTGTGGATCGGTTGGTGGAAGAGGCCACGCGGCTCCGTGAGGAAGCCGTTGCAACGTGGCCCGTGTCCAGGCGGTACGCCGACGGGCAACCGCTCCGCAAGCCCCACAGCCGCGATAACTTCGGGCCGGTGACCGTTGAGGTGCTGCCCAGCAAGATCCGCGTTGGTTTCCAAAACCGCGCCCGCTATGTGTATTTCATCCGATCGCACCTCACCGGGCTAAGCCAGACGCAGCAGCGGGAAACGGCCAAGCGTCGGCCCGGGGAGTCCATGCTGGATCTGGAGTTGCGGGTGAGGGACACCCAGCGCAAGAAATCGGCCATGATTGAACTGATCCGCAAGCCGATCAAGCGGCGCAAGAAAGAGCTAATCGCGGACGTGAAGGGGGATTTGGTGAGGATCGCTAATGGCCGCTGAGAAAGTCGTTCTGGAGTTTGAGGCCAACCTTGACTCCATGCAGCAAACGCTAGCCCAGATCCCGGGCATGACGGAAAAGGAAGCCCGGGAAGCGGTCCGCAAACTGCGAAAAAACTTCTTGGCCGCGGAGAAGGCCAGCAAGAAAGCGGCCAAAGCCGCAAGCACCGCCTACCGCAAAGCGGGCGGCGATCTGGACGAGGCCGCCCAAGCCACCAAGCGGCTAAAGGATGAGAGCGGGGAAGCCGCCAGCGTCTTGGGCAAGCTGAAAAGCGGCGTGAGCCTGTTGGCCCCGGAGCTGGAGGGCGCTTTTGATGCGGCCCAAAAGTTGGCCGACGGCACCGAGGGACTAGCCCAAGCGGGTGTCAGCACCACCGC